TTATTCCAGAACGCATAACATAAAATAATGGAAATGGGGGAGGAAATTTCTCCTCCCCTATTTTTTTAACTTTAATTTAATATTTAATAAAATGAAAAAGAAAACAGTTTTTACGTCTAAGGCGTACCGATTAAAAAAGATTTCAGCACCATTAAACTATATGCTGGCTTCACACAACACAAGCAGATCTCCCTTACTTTATTTCGACGAAGACACAGGCGTTAACCGCCCCCTTCGCTATGCAAGGAATCAAAAGTCTCCCTTCGTAGATGAGCAGGATGGAAATGCTATTTTAGAACCTATTGTATTTGAAGATGGGTTGCTGTTTGTAGAAAAAGCCAACCAAGTATTACAACAGTTCCTATACTATCACCCCGGTAGAAACACCGTCTTTGAAGAGGTGAATAATGAGAAGGACGCTTCAGAAGATGTAAGCATCTTAGAGATGGAACTCGAAGCACAGATTGTTGCTAAAGATCTTTCTTTTGAGAAATTACTTTCTGTAAGTAGAATCCTTATAGGAGGAAATATAGATAGCTATAGTTCCGCGGAGCTTAAGAGGGATATTCTTTTGTTTGCTAAACACAACCCTCAAGACTTTATGGAGGTAGTAAACGATCCTGATTTAGAATTTGGTGATGAGGTAAGGCAGTTCTTCGAAGAGAAACTCTTATCTTTGCGCAATAACAATAAGGATGTGTACTTCAACCTTAAAGGAAATAAAAAGAAAATGCTTACCGTTCCTTTCGGAGAAGACCCTTACCACGTAGTGGGGTCTTACTTAAAGACGGATGATGGCATAGAAATATACCAAGGACTTTCTAAGTTACTAAATAAATAAACAAAACCATGATAGATTTTATCGTAGAATTTTGGGCAGAATTGCTAATCGCAGTAATGGCCCTGGCAAAAGTAGTAGTAAACCTTACTCCTACAGAAAAAGACAACCAAGTATTCGGTTGGATAGATAACCTTATAGGATACTTAATTCCAGATAGAAGGAAGAAGTAATTCGAATTTAAGAGGGGGCCCAAACGGGCTCCCTTTTTTGTTGTATCTTTGTTTTTTTATTAACCCATTAATTTTTTTACAATGGACAAATTTTTATCAATGCCTGTTACGGGACAAACAAACTTCTTAGTAAGTGTTTCAGACGTAATAGCCATTACACGAACTAATGACACTACTACTGTAATTACTTACAATAGTGCTAACACAGCTACTATCACACACGGAAGTGTGCTTACAGCTAATGATGAATTTAGAGACTCTTTGCAAAGCGCTATGACAGCGGCTCTTGCTACGTCGTGGACTAATGTAGTTGCAGGCTATGTTCCACCGAAAGCAGTTTCAGGAATCGTAATAGCGTAATCATGGCTAAATACGTTGACGTTCAAGTTCCTATTTTACCTGGCGCCACTGCAACAGGGCCGGTAAAAGTGGTATATACAAATAGCGGCACAACATCAGCTGCCGCAGACGGTAAGCTTACCGACACGAATGGTACCCCAAACTTCACTGCGAATGTAGTGGTGGGTGACTATGTATTTGTTACTACAGGGATTAGCGGTTTTCCGGTTAGATCCTTTTCTATTGTTACCGCAGTAGACAGTGACTCTGTTTTATCTATTTCAGGTAGAGGTAATACTGGAGTGACAGGTTTGTCTGCTTCAGGTACTACGTATTCTATTGTAGCTGCGGCTGATATATACGACTGTGATAAAGTGGCGGGGGGTTTTATTGCCTCTGGCAATGCGCCATCAGGTGTTCAGGTGGGAGATGTATGGTGTAATCAGACCACTAACCTTAACTACAGAGTTACTGAAGTAGTGAGTAACACTAAAATAAAGTTAGACACTCCAGGAGCTTGTCTTGACGGAGATGATTTTTTCCTTTTAACAGACAGAGCTGAAGGCGGTAACTACAAAGTAAGAGTAGATAACGCTACACTAATTAGAGGTAACGCTTCTAATGGTCAAACTACTGTTCACTACAAAAGAGGATCAACAAGTCAAAAGCTGGCGATGGATTTAGGAGACGCTCCTTCTTCTGCAAAAGATGTATTCTCTACGCAGTTTAAGAAGTCTGCAGAAATGGTTATGCAAGATAGCTGGAAGTACGCTTCTATTACGATGCCTTACGTTCCGTCTGACGGAACACAGGGTATACAGTGGATAGCTACTTTTACTTACTCTTAATTCCTGAATCATGGTAAAATTTTTACAAGTAGATACAGCGGCTAACGGGAATATGATAGCTCCTCTTAAGGACCTTATTTTCATAGATGCTTTTAGCACCACTCAGGTTCGATTTGTTTATAGCAATGCATATCAAGACTTAAATCAAATTAAGCTTGATCACGCTGCTGATGCAAATGCTGATGAAGAGGTTGGGAGCATGGTTGACGCTTTAAGAAAGATTGTTATAGACGTTGCTAAAGGAAGATGGAGCACTCCTGTAGTGAATATAACGAGCCTTCTTCCTAAACCCATTACGAATATAATTATAGATTAAAGATCATGTATAAATTTCTATACCTCCCCATTGGCGATGCAGCAGCGAATCTTGCTCCAGTGCTAATTGACGTCACTAATATTAAGGTGGTGGATAAGCAGAGTCTTACTGTGACTCATTTAAAGTACTCTACTTTTCAGTCCCATGATTTTGTAACTCTTACTACAGTAGAGGATGATTCAGGTCACGTTCTTCAAAACTGGTTGGTGGAGGAGATAAGAAAACTTCTCTCTACCGGATATACCGGCACGGGGCCTTTATTAACACCTCCTCTGGCTATAGCTTCTATTGCTATAAGCTAAAGGTTAACACACACTATTAGAAAGGGCTCCAAAAAATGGGGCCCTTTTTTTTTGTGCTATCTTTGTAAAAATAATTTTACACTATGCCAGCTTCAATAAATGCGGTGCGAAATACGGTGTTGGCTATAGCTAACAAAAATAACTACGGATATATCTCACCCCAAGATTTCAACCTCTACGCTAAACAGGCGCAGATGGATATGTTTGAGGATTACTTTTATCAGTACAACAACTGGATAAATAGAGAGAACGCACGATCTTCGGGTACAGGTTATGCAGATATAATAAAAAATATAGAAGAGGTTATAGACTCCTTCTCTGTGCAGGCGTTCTTAGCTCAGCTAAACCCTGTAGCCGTGCCTAATGTCCCTTCTGGTTTATCAGGGTCTGCAGTGTATTCATTACCAGACGATTACTATCTTATAAATAAACTTTATAGATATCCTAAGCGTAGAGTAAGTGGAACCACTTCCAATTCTATTCTGGGCTCCACCCTCCTTATAGACAGCTCTCGAGATTTCTTTACTACAGGTGTACAGCCAGGAGATATCGTGATAAACACGAGCGCTACAGGCGCGGCTCCATATCCCGCTACAGGGGCTCCTGGATTGCAGGGGTGGGTGCAGAACATTTCTAATACAGCGTCGCCCGCTGGATCGAGTATAGTGTGCTCTGCTTCTTTATTTGTAGACCCTGCAGGTGCGGGAGGAGAAGGATATGCTATATATGACGCTAATAATATTGTAGAGGTAGAGAGGGTAAGCCAAAGGAAGATATTCAATCTTACCAGCAGCAACCTCACTTACCCTACACCACAGTACCCATGCTATGTTTTAGATGGGAATTTAATATCTGTATACCCTACCATATGGGATGGTCTTAATGATCCTTTTACTATAGGAGATGGGATGGGGCCGTGCGATGTTAAGGCTCAATACATCCGCTACCCTCGTAATCCTAATTGGACTTTCGCTTCATTGGTAGGTGGAGAACCTCTATTCGATCAATCTCAGAGTGACTTCCAAGATTTTGAATTACCGTCTTCTGACGAGCCTGCTTTAGTGGCGAAGATATGCCAGTATGTGGGTATAGAAATAAGGGAAGCGGAAGTAGTACAGTTTGGTCAAACTGAAGAACAGGTAGATACTCAAGAAACAAGCTAAAGATTATGGCGTATATAACAGATTACGAATACTACGAAAACAACCAAGTCTCTCCACAAGATGAGAACTGGGGGTCGTATCAATATGTCACATTAGACGATATTGTCAACAACTTTATGTTGATGTATCAGGGGAACAATGAGCTTATAAATAACATCAGTAGATATCAAGTTCTATTCTTTGCTAAGAGAGCTATACAAGAATTAAACTATGACGCTATGAAGGAAATAAAAATCCTTCAGCTACAAGTAAACGATCAGTTGCGTTTTGTTTTACCTCCTGACTATGTCAATTGGGTAAGGATTTCTTTGTACAAGAACGGCGTCCTTATGCCTCTCACGGAAAATATCCAAACCAACTGGAGTGGAGCTTACCTTCAAGACAATGAGTACAGGGTTTTATTCGACGCGTATGGGGACGTTCTTAAACCCAATGACTCTCAGTTAGACTTAGATAGAATTACAGGGCAGAAGAAAAGCATATACTTAAACGCAGGCAGTCCATACAATGGGGCTATGGGTTATCTATATGAGGGTGCTTGGTATTTCGATTATCAGATAGGAGCAAGGTTTGGTTTAAATACTGAGACCGCTAATAGCAACCCTACTTTTAATATTAATAAAAGAGCGGGAGTAATAAACTTTAGCTCAGGCATGGCCGCAGAGTCAGTGGTATTAGAATATATCTCTGATGGGATGGAGAAGGGGAAAGACTCTAAGGTAAGTGTGAATAAATTATTTGAAGATTATATCTATGCAGCCATTAAGTATTCTATTTTAAACAATAGACTGTCGGCGCAGGAGTACATTATTAATAGAGCGCGGAAAGACAAATCGTCTTTACTTCGTAACGCTAAACTTAGATTAAGTAACATGCACCCTGGTAGACTCCTTATGAATATGAGGGGACAGGCTAAATGGATAAAGTAATATGCTGATACAAACTAATTTTATTGCTGGTAAAATGAACAAAAGCGTCGACGAACGCTTAGTTCCTGTAGGCGAATATGTAGATGCATTAAATGTACGCTTGGGTTCTACTGAAACGACAGAGATCGGGGCGGTAGAAAACTCTAAGGGTAACACCAACCTTACCCCTAATATTGAGTACAACGGAAATCCTCTATCGGCTAACGCGCGGTGTATAGGCGCTTTTGAAGATGGTATGGCGGAAACTATATATTGGTTTGTTTACGATCCAGGTGACCCTGCAACAGGGCAAGTGGAGGTAGATATGATACTATCATATAACACTAACACCAATACATTATTGTATCATGTTGTCAGTACAGAGGTCCTTAACTTTAATCCGACATACCTTATCAACGCGGTAAATAAAATTGAGAATCTCTTATTCTTTACCGATGACCTTAACCCTCCGAGATATATTAACGTAACCAGAAACTACCCTGTACCAACAGGTTTGAGTGACGGTATTGAAGAGGAGGATATCAGCGTTATTGTTAAACCGCCTGGTTTTGAGGACGTAAACCCTACTACGGGTACTCAACCTCTTAGAGCTCCACACGTAGAACTTGTGAATACCGGTCAGGGAGACTACATGGAGATGCGGTTCTTACGCTTTGCTTACCGCTATAGATATTTAGATGGAGGGTACAGCGCTACCTCTTTGTTTACGAACCCAGCCTTTGAGCCTAAAGACTTTGCTTTTAGCCAAGAGACGTTTAAAAACGTCGGCATGATAAATAGGTTTAATGCTGCTAACGTTTGGTTTTCTACAGGATCTGAAAGGGTAAAAGAGATACAGCTCTTATATAAAGATACCGCCAGTAACAATATTTTTATTATTAAGAACTATAATAAAGCTGAGCTGGGTTTACCTAATGACTCTTTTGAGCAGGAAGAGTTTAGCAATAGTAAAATCCTTACACTATTAGGATCGGATGAGCTTCTTAGGTTGTACGATAATGTCCCACGAAGAGCTAAAGCTCAAACGATTCAGGGCAATAGATTGATGTACGGAAACTATATCGACCAATATGATGTGGTCAACAGAGAGGGTGGGGACTCTATACAGATGCAGTACCAGCTATCTCCCAGCACGGAGAGCATAGACGTAACCCCATTGCCTTCTACCACAGGATCTAATGGGACCTACAGTATAGACCCAGCAGCTCCAGGGACAGTAGTTGACGCTGCTACAGCAGGGTTTGATCTCTCTTCCATTACTACGCCTATTCTACCAGGAACGTATTTCCGTTTCTTCTTGGCGATGCAAAACGTTCAGAGTACGCGAAGCGGAGCCGATGCTCAACCAGCCTCTGTGGTGGTTCCTGATTTTACTATAACATTAAACTTCATTGCTCCGGTACAATATAGTACGGTGAATGAGATGCTTACCTCGCAAGAGTTTGCGTCGGCTGTGGGGGCGGATAATAGCTTCCAGCAGCTTATCCCTTATACTACTCCTACACCACCAGCTTATCCTCCAACGGAAAACCCTGCAGGAAATGGGGGTACTTTAACAGACTTGTTTAATACAGCTTTGCCGTACGCATGGCAGAACGCTACTACAAGCAATTATTTATTACTCGTCGACACGGCTGTTACCAGCGCGTGTACTGTAGCGGGTATGTCTCCGTTCCCCCCTACAGCCCCTGTGTGTACACAACAGAGCTTTACTTTAAACGTAGGAGTGTCTTCCTTTACTCTTACAGCTCCTGCGGCTACATACTATTTTAACTCTACCCCTGAAACCATTCAGTATGAATACTTTGCTTTTAATTTAGCAGCAACAGGTGGTGTTGTTCAAACGACTGCAGAGCGCGGAAGTTTACACAGCTACAGAGACTACGAGGTGGGCGTGGTATATATGGATGAGTATGCCAGATCTTCTACCGTTCTTACCAGTCCAAACAACAATGTATTTTTCCCTGCCAGCACATCGGTATTAAAAAACAAAATAAAGGTAAACCTACAAAATGTTGCTCCTTATTGGGCGAAGTACTATAAGTTTGTGGTAAAGCCAAGCCAGGGGAATTATGAAACTATATGGAGTAGTTTAGTTTTTCAACAAACTGGAGCCGCTACTGATGAAGGTCCTACTCCTTTTAAACCTGATTTAGAAAGCTTTTGGTTTAGACTCGAGGGGGATAGCCAAAATATAGTGTCTGTAGGGGATGTGCTTACCGTAAAGCGCGATGCCAATGGCCCTGTTCTACAGCATGCTACGGCAGAGGTATTGGATAAAGAGGGTTTATATTCGGGCCAAATTAATGACACCAACCCTGCAGGTATATATATGAGGTTGAAGTCAAGTGGGTGGAACGCTATAGGCGACAACACTACGCCGAACATAAACTCTGATGTAACCTCAAATAACTCTGAAATAGGTGATTGTTCTCAGATCGCTTTTATCCCTCCTGCTTCTTCCCCTGCTATTGTAGGGTCTATCCCTGCGGGTAGTACGGTGCGGGTAGCTTCGACAAACCAAAGGCTTACAAATGATAGCGCCTGTCCCACAAGACAAATTATTTGGGATAGCGGAGACATGCTGGTAGATCAAAACTATGCTAATATTCACGCGTGCCTTATAGGTTTAGGTTTTGAGACCTTGGTTCAACCAAACTCTACAAACATTATACCTCCTGTTTTAGGAGATCAAGAGATTGAATTTGACCCTGAGCTTTACACCTTTGGGGCAGGTCCAGATACTGTCGGAGGCACTTGTTTTACTTCTAAAATTTACGTCACTCAATCGGGAACCGACTACTTTATAAAAAGCAAGTCCATGATCCCTACATGTTCGGAACTTTTTGGTAACGGTGAAGGAGCATTTGATTTTCAAACAGATTCTCAAACCCAGTTAGAAGTAAGTATAAACTACTCTTCTGGAACCTTTTGTTTTGAAACAGAACCTGCCGCCGTAGACCCGAATTTATTCTACGACGCTTCGCAAATGATGCGAGTGAAAAAAAGTCTTTTACCAGGGGACGATAATTTTTATCACGAAGCTGCACAAATTTGGACCCCACAGACACAGTTTTATACATTAGAACCTGGTGGGCAAAACCAAACTTTTAACCAGCCCTTAGAAACAACCTTAGATTTTATAAACTGCTACACGTTTGGTAATGGGGTAGAGAGTTTTAGAATAGAAGACCGTATAGAGGGGAGATTTTTTAGGTTGGGAGATAGGGTTATGGCGGAGTCTAACCAAACCTTTAGCGAGGCGGATAGGTTCGCGGGGATGACATACAGCGGGGTCTTCAGCAATGGGTCAAACTTTAATAATTTAAACGAGTTTAATTTAGGGCTGGTAAACTATAAAGACTTAGAAACCAATTTTGGTCCTATACAGGTTTTACATTCTCGTGAGACAGATATACTGGTACTGCAAGAAGATAGAATTTCATATGTCCTATCAAGCAAGAATGTTATTACAGACTCTACAGGAGGAGGGGCTATAGCTTCTGTGCCTGAAGTTTTAGGAACGCAGATAGCTCGCATAGAGGAGTATGGAATAAGTTTCAACCCAGAAAGTTTTGTTCAGTGGGGACACAGTATGTATTTCACTGACGCTAAGAGAAGTGCGGTTCTGTCTTTAACGGGAGCCAGTAGAGGGTCTGATCAGTTACAGGTAATTTCTCAAATGGGGATGCGGTCTTATTTTAGGGATCAATTTACCGCTCAAATTACTACTCAAAAGTTGGGAGGGTACG